ATGATCCCGATCGTCCTGACCGAAGTCATGGCGGGCGACTGGCGCCTGGTCGTGGAGAAGGACGGCGACTACTACGCCGCCAGCGTGATCCCGGTGTACGGCAGCACAGCCGACTACGGGACGCGGCTGGCCAGAACACCCGACGAGGCGATCGACAGCGCAATCGCTTTCATCCAACAGCGCGGTGATCACACTGACGCCGCTGCATTGCGAGACCTGGCGAAAGCCGAGGTGCAGAAAAACATCAAACGACAAACGGAGACCACATGAAGAACGGAACGAACGGACACAACGGAAGCAGATCAATCAGTCAATTGGTGCAAGACCTGGAGACGGAACGAGACGCCATCAAGAACCTGTCGCAGTCGCTCAGCGAAGCGCAGCACCGGGTCGAAACTCTCAACCAGGATCTTGCGGTGGCGCTCGGGCTGACGCCGGCCGTCCAGCGCGCCGAAACGACGCCGGTCAAAGAAGACGCCGCGCCGCCGACGAACGGCGTTCCCAAGAAGGGCTATTTCCGCCGGCCAACAGGCGAGCGGGAACGGCGCATCCTGTCGGCGTTGGGGAAGCGTCGGATGACGCATGCCGAGCTGGCGCAGGCGATCGACTGTGCGCCGGGTTCGCTCAGCTACTACACCGGGGTCCTGCTCGCGAAGGGGAAGATCAAGCGCCCCAGTCGTGGCGTGTTTCAACTCAATCGGAGCCTGTAGCCATGGCCCTGCGAATCACGAAAGCCCACGAACCGATCCAGATGAAGACGATCAAGACGTGCCTCTATGCCCAGCCGGGCGTGGGGCGCACGTCGCTGGCGTTCACGGCGTACAAGCCGTTGCTGCTCGACTTCGACAACGCCGCCTACCGGGCCAAGAACCGGGGGGATGCCGTCCTGATCGAAAGCTGGTCCGAGATCGAGAAGATGGACCAGGGCGACTTCGCCGGCTACCAGACCGTCGTCATCGACACGGTGGGGCGGGCGCTCGACAAGCTGACGACGGTCGTGGCCAGCAACGATCCGAAGAACCGGACGCGATCGGGCGGGCTGACGCTCCAGGGCTACGGTGCCCTCAAGACCGAATTCATCGCCTGGCTGAACAAGCTGCTCGGCTGGGGGCTGGACATCGTCCTGCTGGCGCACCTGGACGAACAGCGAAGCGGCGACGACGTGATCGAACGGCTCGACATCACGGGCGGCTCGAAGAACGAAGTCTACAAGGTGTGTGACCAGATGGGCCGGATCTACATGCAGAACGGGAAGCGCGTTCTCAACTTCAGCCCGACTGACGTCGCCTTCGGCAAGAACCCGGGGATGTTCGACCCGATCGAGCTGCCGAGCGATCCGTTCTACGTCAAGGAGCCCCACTTCCTGGGCGACATCATCGAGAAGGCCAAGGCGGCAATCAACGCCATGAACGCCGAGCAGACGGCGGTGGCGGGGCTTCTCGAAGCCTGGAAAGCGAAGGTCGATGCAGCGAAGACCGCCGAGGAATTCACGGCACTGATCGCCCAGGGCAAGGAGCTGGACGAACGGATCAGGGACAACGGCAAACGTCTGTTGCTGAAGGTGGCCAAGGATGCCGGGACAACCTTCGACGCGGCGAAGGGGGCGTTCGTCGGGCCTGCGCCAGCAAACGATGCACCGTCCGCTACGGCAGCGCCGGCCAACGACACGACGGAAGCGCCGGCAGCAAAGAAGACCCGGGGCAAGAAGGCCGAGACACAGTCGGAGCTGCTGCCGACGGGGACGGACATGGAACCAGGATCGAACGGCTGAATCACAACGAAGGGAGACGACACGATGGCGAGGCTCACAAAGAAAGAGATCGAGAAGTTCATCGCGGATCGCACGAAGCGGAACGCGGCATTCGCGAAGATGTCGCTGACGCAGAAGCGGATCACGGTGGCCAGGGATGTCCTAGAGATGCTGGCGACGAAGCGGATCAAGGCCACCGCTGGCACTTACTTCGCCCCGACGCGCGGAGTGACGAGCAACGCAAAGGCGGGTGATGATTTCTCGGATCTGATCGCGAAGATCCCGAGCTGCGACGCCTGCGCGATCGGGTCTCTGTTCATGGCGGGCGTGTGCCGCGCCGATCAGATCAAGGTTCGGTTCGATCGTCGTCTGGACATCTTCGGGGCGCCGCACCGCAGGTGGAACGACGTAGACGTGTCAAAAACCATGGACGGCAACGACGTCTTCCTGGCCAACGAACGTGAATACCTCGTCGAGTTGGGCCTGTTTTCCAAGGAACAGCTAGCCCTGATGGAAAACGCCTTCGAGAATTCCGGATACGACGTCGCCAACCTGACGCTGGGCCGGGTCCGGTACGACCGCGATCGGCTGCGGCTGATCATGCAGAACATCGTCCGCAATCGGGGCGTATTCAAGCCGCGAGACAGGAAGATGCTGCGCGCGGCGAAGCGCCGCCCCCAGACGTCTCCGGATCATCAGGTGGGATGGTGATCCGGATCAGCGCCAGCGACCTGGAGTCGTATCGCTACTGGAAGGACAGCGACGCCCCGCTGTCCGACCTGATCGAACGGCTCATGCACACCGCGCCGCCCACCCGCCAGATGTCGGCGGGGCGGGCGTTCGCGAACCTGATGGAGTCAGCCGCCGACGGTGTGCTGTCGCTGCCGCGCAGCGAAGGCTGGCTGTTCGACTTCAGCGACATCGACTTCACCCTGGAGCGCGCCCCGCTGCGGGAGATCAAGGCCGAGAAGGTCTACGCCACCCCGTACGGTCCTGTCACGCTGGTGTGCAAGTGCGACGGGCTGGACGGGCGGACGGTGATCGATCAGAAGCTGACCGAGCGCTGGGACGCCGAGAACTACCTGGACAGCTTGCAGTGGCGGGCCTACCTCGACGTGTTCGGGGCACAGAAGTTCATCTACGACGTGTTCCTTGGGCGGTACAGCCAGCGAAGCGACGATGTCCTGATCACCGACTACCACCGCATGGCGTTCTACAGCTACCCCGATCTCGGGAAAGATGTCGAACGCGCCGTCGTCGAGCTGGCGTCGGTGATTACTCAATACGCGCCGACGTTGATTACGCCCGACGCGCAATCAATCGAAAGGGAGACAACGACATGAGCGAGATCGAGAGTATTACGAAGAAGGGAAGCCCAAGCTGGGAGGCGCACGAACTAGTGCTGGATGGCCTTCCGGACGAACGACTCAACGACGACCTGACCGACGAAGGGATCCTGAATCAAGCCACCCTGGGACAGCTCCAGCCCGTCCTGGTGCGCGCCAACGGCAAGGGCCTGGAGGTGGTCGACGGGCGCCAGCGGGTCAAGCGAGCCCTGGTGATCAACCACCTGGCAGGACGACGGGCCTACGACGGAGAGCTGACGTCGGTCAAGAAGGCGATCGCAAGGCTGGAAGGAACCGATCTCGGCAAGCGGGTGATCGCCGAGGCCGGGAAGGGCGTCAAGGTGCTGGTGACGGTCTTCCGAGGGGAAGAGAACGCCGCGCCCCGGGCCGAGATCGCAGCCAACGAGCTGCGCCACGACGACAGCCTGGCGCGCAAGATCAAGAAGGCGAAGCGCCAGGCGAAGGCTGGGTTCTCGCCGGAGGAGATCGCCGAAGACTTCGGCGTCAGCGTGGCCAGCATCAAGCGCTGGCTGTCGGTCGACGCCGACAAGCCGAAGAAGGTCCGAGGCAAGGCGAGCCAGGCCCCCACCCGCGCGAAGCTGTCCGGGATCGCCGAGCGCATGCTGGCGCCCGACGCCGAAGACGGCATGTCGAGGTGGGCGCTGCTGTTCGGCTGGCTCGCCGGCAAACAGTCACGCGCTGACGTCGTCGGCGCGTTCCCCGAGCTGGAGAAGTACCTGGGAGGCAAGAAATGATGTCGTCCAACGTGATCAAGCTGCCTGGAATCAAAGAAGCCCCGAAGAACACGCCGCGCACCGACCGATCCATCATGGACACGGTCTTGCTGACCCCGGACGGGATCGACCGCTGGGAGTTGCCGCCGTTCCAGCGGGAGAAGCGGATCACCCCGAAGGTCTTGGCCCTGATCGAACAGCTCAAGGTCGACGGCGGGATCGTCCCCGGGATCATCACCCTGGGCAAACTCGGGGGCGCAACCTTCCTGGTGGACGGCCAGCACCGGATCGAAGCCTTCCGACAGTCGGGCCTGGGCGAAGGGCTGGCCAACGTCCGGATCTGCCACTTCGACACCATGGCGGACATGGCGGATGAATTCGTCACCCTCAACAGCTCCCTGGTCCGGATGCGGCCCGACGACTTCATGCGCGGGCTGGAGCCGACCAACGAGTGGCTGGCGTACATCCGCAAAGCCTGCCCCTTCGTCGGCTACAGCAACGTCCGCCAGAACGCCAACAGCAAGGTCGTCGTGGCCATGTCGACGTCGCTTCGGGCCTGGTTCGGCAGCGCGGGGGAAGTTCCCGACCCTGGTCCGACCGGGATCGACGCTGCCAAGACGCTGACCGAGGACGAGGCCCGCCGCTTCTGCCACGTCATGAAGGTGTGTCACGAAGCGTGGGGCAACGCCCCGGAGAACTACCGCCTGTGGTCGGCACTCAACCTCGGGCTGGTGTTCTGGATGTGGCGCAAGCTCGTCTTGCGGGAGAACGTCGAGCGGAAGCGCGGCGGGTTGGCAATCGCGACGCTGACCCCCGATCAATTCCGCCAGTGCTTGCTGGCGCTGTCGGCCAACGGGCGCTACGTGGAGTGGCTGATCGGGCGGCGCTTTGCCGAGCGGGACAGGTCGGCGGCGTACGGGCACGTCAAAAGCATCTTCGCCGGCCGGATCGGCGGGATGGGCCTTGGACGTCCGACCCTGCCGGCCCCGGAATGGGGCGGGCGATGACCGCGAGCACGAAGGAAAAACATCAAATGAAGAACGGAGTCACCAGGGAGGAGCTGGCCGCCATCGCGGCCAAGGCAAGCTGCGACCCCAGGACGGCGCTGGCATACCTGCACGGGCTGTCCGTGCGTCAGCTCGTACGGGAGCGCATCGAGGACGCCTTGGGGCGTCTCGGGATGAAGGACCGGATCAGGAAGGCGGGGTGATGCCGCCCGAAGAGAAGCTGAGGCTGGTAACGGACTGGGGCGAGCTGCGCACGGGGATGATCGTAGTCGTCAAGCCGTGCGCTCGCTGCGGCCAGCGGCACCGGCACGTCCTGTTGTCGGCCGGTACCGCCGGGGGCCTGACGGCGTGGCGGGCGTTCGAAGTCACCCCGGCCCCGTCGTGCTTCCGGGGCAGGACCCCGGGTCTGTGCGAAGACGCAATCCCACGTCGGAACGTGTTCATCGTCGTTGACGGTCTGGACATCCAGCGGGACACCCGTGAACTGGTCGAAGACATCCACGGCGCCCAGGTGCGCGACGTCAAGCGCAGGGCCGGGAAGGTTCGCTGATGGCCATCGCCGGCTACGAATCGGTGCAGGTCTTCTCGGCGACGAAGTTCATGGACCGGGATGCCCTGGGCGAGAAGGTCTCGGCGTGGCTGTCGACGCACGGCAAGGAGCTGGAGGTGGTCGACACCGCCGTGTTGCAGTCGTCCGATAGCAGCTATCACTGCATCACGATAATCGTTTTTCTGCGCCGCAGGGCGCGGGCGGCAGCCGGAAAGGCGGCGTGATGGACGAAGGAACCTGCAAGGGCTGCGGCGCCAAGATCAACTGGGTCAAGATGGCGAAGACCGGCAAGGCGATGCCGATCGATCCGGAGCCGAACATCGACGGCAACATCATCCTGGTTGACTTCGGTGGGACGGTCGGGATCCAGGCGGCGATGGCTGAAGTTGGGTTCTCGACGCCGCAGTACATCTCCCACTTCGCGACCTGCCCGAAGCACGCCGAATTCAGGAAGGCGAAGCGATGACCTGGCTCGCCATCGATCCCGGTCCCGAACAGTCGGCCTGGGTGGTCTACGAGGCCGGCAAGG